CTGCCGTCGATGAAGTTGCGCGGAGCAGCGTTCACGACGACGGTGGTGGGGTCCACGACCCGGTAGATCGCCCGGTACTCCCGGCCCTCGGGGCCGTCCCACTCGACCAGGCCGCCGATATAGCTGCTCGGGTCCGCTGCGCCGTTCCATCCGTCCGCGAAAGTCATCTGGACGCCTGAGACGGTGGCCGTGGTGGCGCGCCGGGCGGCCTCCTTGTCCGCGCCGCAGCGGGCGGAGTAGAGGGCAAGCGGGCACGGGTACTGGAAGTGGAGGCGCAGGCCCGTCCGCTTCATCCCGGCGTGGCTGTTGTCGCACGTCAGGTCGGCGTTGGCCCCGTCGCGGCGGCTCTCCAGGACACGGCCAACCCACACGACGGGAAAATTGAGCCCGGTCAGGAACTCCGCCGGGTCATCCGGGTTTGGGAGGTGGCCCTGGCGGATCGTCACATGGACGACGCGGCCCGGCGGGAACACGCGGAAGAGTTCCGCGATCTCGGCGTAGAGAGGAACCTGGACCGTGACCTCTTCGCTTTCGCCCCGGCCCTTCGTCTCGATCTTGTCGCGGTCGATGGGCGTGGTCGCGTAGAGTTCACCGTTCCAGACGATCTCCTCGTCGGCGTTGGTGTAGCGGTAAACCTGACCCGGCTCGGTCCCGTAGACGAACTCGTACAGTTCGACCGGCTGGCCGCGAAAGGGGTTCCCCTCGTAGTCTTGGATCGCCATTGTCAGACCTCCGGCGGTGCGTAGAGAGAGCGGATCGGCAGGGCGACCTCGCAAACGGTGTCGGTGCGCCAACGAACATCGAGCGTGTCGCTCTCCAGCCGTGAACGGAGCAGCCAGTGAACGCGCGTCGTCGGCAGGATCGGCTGGTCCCAGGGCGCGGCGAACTCCACCACGGAGTCGGCAGCCCCGGTGATCGCGGAGACCCGGTTGATCTGGTGGGAGCCGTCGCCCCAGAAGGCGATCATGGCGCGATAGACCTGGTGGCCGTCGTAGGCCGCGCGGAACTCGCTGCCGTCGATCTGGAAGGAAGTGGCCGCGCCCGTGTCGGTGGCCGAGGGGGCGATGTCGCGCGTCCAGAGCGGAGTCCAGAAGGGGTTCCGGCGGCCCCGCTGGCGCAGGAAGAAGCCGATCAGGTCCTCGGAGGAGGCCGCGTTGAGGCCGGTGTGGCCGTAGCGCACGGTGAGGTGGTCGTCCAACTGCGGGGCCGCCACGACGTTGCTGCCGATGCCCGGGTCGAAGGTCTCGCGCTCCTGGCCGAAGTCGAGCCGGGGCGTGTCGGACCAGTTCGGGCGGCGCAGGAAAACCTCGCGGCCCTCGAACGTGTCGCCGCTGGCCGCCGGGTAGGTCTCCGCCGGAGTCCCGGGCAGCACCTCGAACCGGAACCGCCCCGTCCAGACGCTTGCCGTCTCGGCGGAGACCGGGGCCTTGTCGGGCATACGGGCGGTATAGGCGAGGTGGACCCGGCTGCCCGGCGGATACTCTGCCGAGGTGGCCCCCAAGATCGTAACCACGCCGCCGCCGACCGCGCTGACCTCGAACCAGTCCTCGTGGGTCTCGGTCGTGACGATGATCTGGCAACCCGCGACCAGCCAGCCGGGCGTCGAGGCCACGGGGATCGTGGTAGCCCCTGCCGCCACGGTCGCCGCCACTTTGGTCGGGAGCCAGGGCGCGCGGACGCGGAACGGCACGGCGAGTCCCTCCCGCAGATCGCCCACCAGCCGCTCGACGCCGCGCCGGGTGAACATCGACTGGAACTCCAACTCGACGCGGGCTTTCTGCCGCAGCGCCTCGCGGGACTCCGTGCCGTCGCGGGCGGTGAAAATGCTGGTCTTGAACTGGTAGTCCGCGCTGACCTGCCGAGACCAGTTCGCCCGGCCCGGGAAGATGCGGGAGTTGCGCTGGAGCGTCATCATCCGAGGGCTGCCTTGGTCTCGGTGCGGGTGGCCCGCACATGGTTGAGCATGACCTTCTTGCCGCGCGGGGTCGCCAGAGCGCGCTCCAGCATCTCCTCCGCGTCGAAGGCGTTGATGATCGTAGGCCCTTCGTCCCCGCCGCCCGAGGACAGGCCGCCGTTGAAGCGGTGGCGCGGGTCCTGTTCGGTCAGGATTTCCTCGTTCTTTTTGAGGATCGCGCCCATCTCGTCGGGGGCCAGGCCAGCGATTCCGCCCGTGTGATAGCGCCGGGCGTTGGCGAAGATCGCCGGGTCGAAGGTGCGCGCCGAGCGCAGGTTGTTGCCCGTCGCCACGCCGCCGTTGTGGAAGATGCCGTTGACGCCGCCCGCGATCAGGCCGCCGAGGCCGCCGCTGCCGCGCGCGCCGCCGCCCATCATCCCGGAGATCGCGTTGAAGATCGACTGGCGGATAATCATCTGCCCGATCTGGATCAGGATGTCGGCGGCCATCCGCATGAACTCTTGCTTGAACACATCCAGGGCGTTCTCACCCTCGGCCACGCGCCGGGAGAAAGAGTCGAAGGCCGAGGCCGCGCGATCCGCGATCATGTCGTTGATCTGCCGCCCGGTGGTCACGGCGGTGGACTCGACCTGCCGCAGTTCTTGCTGGGTCGTCTGGAGCGCCAGGATCGCCTTCTCGGACCCCTCGCCGCCCAGGGCCTCCCAGAACGCGATAGCCTTCTCCAGCGCGCTCTCAAGCTGCGCTTCCACGGCCTCCAGTTCTTCCTGGGTCCGGGCAACACCCACCATGTCGCCCTGGCCTTCCATCTGCGTGATCTGCTCAAGCAGGAAGCGCCGACGCTCCGCGAGGAGGGCAGCCTGTTCCTCCAGCGCCTTCGCCCGCTCAAGCTGGTCGTTGCGGTCCTCCTCAGCCTGCGCCGTGGCGAACTTGGCCCGGGTGACGGCCTCGATCTCGGCGCGCTGCTCCTTGGTCAGTTGCAGGCCGACCTCTTGGGCCTCGATCTCCGCCTCGCGGATCGCCTTGGCGACCTCCGCGTCGATCATGCGCTCGTTTTCCAGCGAGTTGAGGAACCGCGTCTGCTCGATCTGGGCGACGAGGCCCGCGCGGAAGTCGTCCTGATCCTCTTTCAGCTTCTTGGCGGCCTCGGCCCGGTCCTCCTCGGCGTCAATCGCCGCATCGAGCGCGGGCTGGACCCCGGCGTCGGTGGTGAACAGGGCGGCCTCTTTCAGGCGGCGCTGGCGGTTGATCCCTTCGTTGTCGTTCGCGAGGCCCTTGATCGCGGCGGCGATCTCCTGGTCGGTCCCGTTGCGCACCGCTGCGATGATGCGGTCGGGTAGCGAGCCGTAGTTGTAGGCAATGGAGGTTAGCGCGGCCTGCTGCTGGGCGTTGAAAGAGTCGAACCGGGCCGCGCCAGCACCGCGCCGGGCGGCGGGCATGAACTCGGTGGTGATCCGGCGCATCAGGTCGCGGTTGGCGTCCGCGACGGAGATACGCATCCCCTCCGTCACCTTCTTGATCGTCCCGTCCGCGAGGGTAACGGTGTCCGAGCCGAAGCCGACGCGGTTGGCGTTCACGTCCCAATAGGGAGTGGCCCGGAAGCCCTCCAGATCGCGCAGGAACTGCGCGGCCACCTGAGTCCCGTCCGTCCCGTCGTAGTCCCGGACCTGGCCGTCGTAGAGGGCGTCGTAGGCCCGACCGCGCAGTTCCACGGCCTCGCCAATCCGCGCCGCGCGCTCGGCGGCGTCCGCGAAGCCGTCGGCAGCCGCCAGGGCCGCCTGGAAATCCTCCTCGATCTGGCGGATCGCGTCGAACTGCTCCAGCTTCTCGTTGAGTTCGGGGATGTTCTCTCCGAGCGTCCGCATGGCGGCCTGGAAGCCCTCGAACTGCTCCCGGCTCCGCTTGGCGGCAGCGGCGGACTCGTCAAGCTGTTCGTCCAGCCCGAGCAGCGCCCGCTGGGCGTCGGTCGCGGTTCCGTCGATCACGGCCAACTCGGCCTCAAGGCGGGCGATCTGCTCCTCCGCCTCGGCCATCTGGTCCACGTAGTCCTTGAACTCGGACAGCCCGGCGATGTCCTCGAACCCGTCGAACTCGTCGGAGAGGTCCCCGAGGGCTTCCTGCATGTCCTTGGCCGACATCTTGCCGGTGTTGAACCGGGCGATGTAGGCGTTGAAGTTCCGCAGGGCCGATGCGCCGGGGTCGAGTTCCGCGAAGCCCGCGCCGAGGCCGATGGACAGGTCGTTCACGCCGAAGGTCTGCGACCGCTTGGCGCGCGTGTCGGTGATCTGGTTCTGCAACTTCCGCAGTTCGATCCGCTTGGCGAGGGTGTCCACGTCCTTGAGGTTCTTGGCGAACTTGTCAGCATCGCCGCCCGCGTCCCGAAACGCTTTCGCCACGTCCCCGATCACGTCCTCGGCGTCCCGCATCGTGTCCTCAAGGTCGGACATCGAGTCGTCCACCCCGACCACCGCCTCCAGCGCGAAGAAGGACAGCGCCGCAGCCGCGATCCCGACGATCCCGCCGATGGACAGGAAGGCCGCCCGCATCGTCACCATCAGGCTCGCCACGATGGACCGGAGACCGCGCAGGCCCGCGCCGAGCGCCGTGGAGGAGCGCAGGGCTGCCGCCGCCGAGGGCGAGAAGGCCGCGACCGTCCGGTTCAGCGCGACTTGGACGCGCGCCTGCGAGAAGGTCATGCGGGTCAGGTTGCCGAGGTTCCCGGCGAGGCCGGAGACCACTTGCCCCAACTTGATCGCGACGAACACTTGGGCGGCGCTGGTCAGCAGGTCGAGGTTGTCGATCACCGCCGGGAGCAGTTCAAAGAGCCGCCCGAAGGCCGCGCCAAGAGCCTCAAAGAACTCGATCCCCTCCTCGGAGGCCAAGAACTCGTTGAGCGCGTCGAGCGCCGTATCGAGGCCGTCGATGAAGCCCGCGTTTGCGGCGGTGGCCTGGCGCTGGAAGAAGAGGTTCTGGAGTTCCCCGACCTTGGTGATGGTGGAGTCCAGAGCGTCCTCAAGCTGGCCGCCGTAGGTGTCCTCCAGCCCCTTGCCGAGGCCGACAAGCGCCTGCTCGGCAGAGATCGCGCCGTTCTCCACGTCCTTGTAGAACTGAGCCAGTTCGTCCTCGCCGTAGCCCAGCGCGTTCGCCAGAAGGCCGACAGCCCCGGGAAGGCGGTCGCCCAACTGCTGCCGCAATTCCTCCATCTGGAGGGTGCCTTTACCGGCGATCTGGGTCAGCGCGTTGAACGTCCCGGCGATCTGGTCGTTCGACAGCTTGAGGACGCGGCCCGCCTCGGAGACCTGGCGGAACACCTCCCGAAGCTGCGCCGTCTCAAGGCCCGCCTGCTGGCCGGAGATCAGGAATTTGGAGTAGTTGTCGGCCAGCACGTCGAAGGAGATGCCGAGGCGGCCTGCCTCGTCTTGGAGGGCCGCCATCTCGGCGTTCACCTTGGCGTAATCCTGGTCGAAGGCCGCGCCGAGGCGGTTCTGGGCCGCCTCCAACTTGGTGAACGCCTCAAAGATTCCCCGACCGACGTTGAACACGCCGTAGAAGCCGACGAACGAGGCCGTCAGAGACAGCACCTCGCCCCGGAGGCGCTGCATCAGCGACAGGGCGCGGCGGGAGTCCCCGTAGAACGCGGCGAAGGCCCGGCGACCGTTGAGGGTCTGGGCCGAAAGGCGCTGGACGCCCCGGGCCGCGCTGTCCGTCGCGGGGCCAAGGCGGACGATCTCCGCGACCAACTGCTCGATGGGGCGGCGCGCGTTCTGGGCCGCCGCGAAGCTGGTGCGGAAGGACTGAGCCAGATCGCGCTGCGACTGGACGCTGGGGCGGGCCTGGGCGCGCTGCTTGGCGTAGCTGGCCGACAGGGTGTCCATGGCGCGGCGGTGGGCCTCGGCGGCCTTGGTCGCGGCAACCTCGGCGCGCTCCTGCGACATCAGCCCGGCGGTGATCCCCGCGAGACCGGCGGATGCCTGGCGGTTCACGGCCCGGTTGGCCGCGATGCTGGCCCGCCGCGCTTCAATGGCGGCCAGGCGCTCTTCGGCTTGGATCACCTCCCGGACGGAGTTGACCAGCCGGTCGTTCTCGGCCTCGGCGGCGCGGGCGGCTTCCCGTGCGGCTTCCTCCCGCGCGGCGATCTCGATCTGGACCTCGCGCTCGGCCTTGGCAAGCTGGGACAGGCCGCGCCGGGCGGCGGCGTTGGCGGCTTCCTGCTGCTGCGCGGACTCCCCTACGCCGCGCGCCGTGCTGCTGCTGCGGGCCACTTCTCGGAGGGCCGAGGAGGCGGCAATTGCGGCGTTGCGGATACGGTCGAGTTCTGCGGCGCTTTGCTCAAGCTGGGCTTCCTGCTTGGACAGCTTGGGGGCCGTCCGGGAAACCTCCCGCGTCAGGTCCCGGTAGGCGGCCTGCATCGCCTTGAGGCGTTCGACCTGTTCGGGAGTCTGCGGGCCGATCTTGTTCTCGGCGTTGCGGATCGCGGCGGCGGCTGCCTCGGCCTGCCCCTTGAGCGCGGCGTAAGCCTGCCCGCTCTCCCGCAGATCGGCCTTCTGCTTCTCGAACTGCGCGGACGCCTCGGAGACCGTGCGCTCGATCCGCTCGAATACCTTGGCGGCCCTCTCGCCGTCCGCCGCCAGATCGCCGCCGATTGCCTTGGCAACATCGCGGGCCGAGGACTGAGATTTGCCCAGAGCCGCGTCAACCTTCGACGCCTTGGCCGCCACGCCTTCCTGGATCGCGCCCAGGTCGCCCAGGGCCTCCGAAACCGATTTGAAGGCCCGGGAGGCGTCGTCCCGGGCGCGGATCAGAAGATCGACGTTGCGGTTCGCCATGGACTCAGTCTCCGGTCAGTTCTTTGATGCGCTTCTGGAAAGCCTTTCCGGCCTTCTCAGACAGGATTGAGCCAACGGCCATTTGGGTGAGAATTGCGTTATTGGCTAAATCTCGGTTCACTCGCCGCCTCACGATCCGCGTTTCAGCCCATAGGTACGGCACTGGATAGTACCGGGCTTCTGGGTGGCCGTGGGCCTGTAGGAGACTGACCATCTCCCGCAGGCCCGCGACCCATTCGTCTAGCGAGAACGATCCCCGACCGCCGTTTTCAGGCTGGCCGCCAGCATCGAGATCGTTCCCACCAGCTTTTCCAAGCCGCCCTCGGCCTCCAAGGTCAGCCGCACGATTTCACCCACCGCGTTGATCTGGACGCCCACGGGCAGCAGCCGGGCCATGTGGGGGTTCTCGGTCTCCCCCGTCGCCCGGGCGATCACGTCGCCAATGAGCGCGGGGGCGTACTCGAACGCCTCCAGGATGACGCTGCCCATGTCGGCCAGGCCGAGGCCCGCGCCGCTCTCCGCGTCCAGACGCTCAAGGCTGGCTTCCCCGACGTAGCGGTCGAAGAGGGCGGCCATGGGCGCGTGGTGGTCGCGCATGAGGACCGCGAAGTCCTCCAGCGCGAGACCCCGGACGACGGCTTGGCCGCCCGGAATCTCAATCGTTTGGGTCTTGGGGGTGAAGGCACTAAGTCCGGTCATTTGCTCCTCCTACCGGGCTTAGGTCGTCGCGCCGCGACCAGTGGCGAGCAGGTTGGCGATAGCGTCACCGGCCTGGAGGATTTCCAGGTTGAAGGCGATGTTCTGCCACTCTTCACCTTTCAGGGCGTACTCGCCGTTCGGGCGGAGCGTCACCTTGGGCAGGTAGAAGTTACGCTGGCCGCCGACGCCGTTGCGCGAGCGGAAGCGCATAGCGCCCTGGACCAGGTTGGAGCCGGAGATCACGCGCTCCTGGGTCTGCGCGGCCACGTCGTAGGTCACAACGATGTCCGAGTTGTCCGGGATGCTGCCGGAGGCCAGAATCTCGATGAAGCCCTCGGCCTCTTCCACCACGTAGTCGGTGCCTGCGACGAAGGTGGTGGCAGCGCCGACATCGGTGATGACCACGTTCGAGACGTTCTCCACGCCCTCCGGCTTCGCGTTGGTCATGCCAAGCTGGTAGAAGCGGTTATGCAGGACCGTCAGGGTCTCGGTCTCGCCGGGGGCGGCGGCGATGGTGGCGCTCTCGGAGTCACCCAGGAAGAACAGGGCGATGTTCTCCGGCGACATATTCTCGATGGTCAGGGACCCCGAGTAGTCGATTTGCAGCGTCACCGACTCATCCTTGTTGCGCAGGCCCTCCTCCGAAGAGAAGTGATCGAGTTCCTGCGTCTCGGCGGTCACGCCGAAGGCGGCGGTGGACCCGAGGTAGCGTTCGCCGGTCTTGGTGTTGGTGTTGGGCAGGAAGCGGTCGAAGTAGACCTTGCCGCGACCCAGAACGAGATTGTTAGACATTGTAAGTCTCCACTTTTGGGTGAATTTGACCTCGCGGGCAAACTCCTCTTGGGGTTAAAGATCACCTTACAGGTGATTTTCTTTTCACGCAATCGGAT